GTGGCGCTCACGGACACCGCGGCCAGGCAGGCCAAGCCCCGGGAAAAGGGCTACACCCTTGCAGACTCGCTCGGGTTGACGCTGTACATCGCCGACACCGGCGTGAAGAGCTGGCATTTCAGGTTCACCTGGCTTGGAAAGCAGGCCAGGATTTCGCTTGGGACTTACCCAGAGATCGGCTTGAAGGAAGCGCGTGCGCGGAGGGATGAGGCGCGCGAAGAGGTTGCGCAGGGAACAGACCCGCGCGAATCGAGAAGGGCGAAGAAGACAGAGCGCCTGGGCGCCCAGGAAAGAACATTCCGCCGCGTCTACGACGAGTGGCTGGAATTCAGGAAGGGAAGCCTGACCGGAACAACGATCAAGGTTATTTCGAACGCTATGGAGCTGGATGTACTGCCGGCCTTCGGCGTGCGCCAGATTGACACCATCAAGCGCTCCGACGTGATCACGCTGATTCGGCGTATTGAGCGCCGTGGATCGGTGACCACCGCCGTCAAGACCAGGCAGTGGATGGGGCAGGTCTTCCGGTACGCAATTGCCACCGGCATGATCGAGAACAACCCAACGGCGGAAATGCACACTGTCACCGAGAAGATGGCGCCGCATAAAAACCGGCCGTTCCTCTCCTTCTCGGAAATGCCGACCATCATCAAGGCCATTGAGGCGAGCCAGTCAGGACTTCAGCTTCAGTGCGCCACCAAGCTGCTCATCCTGACAGCCTGCCGCCCGGCGGAGGTGCGCAAGGCCGAGTGGTCGGAGATCGATCTGGACACCGCGACCTGGTCGATCCCGGCCGCCAAAATGAAGATGCGCCGCGACCACGTTGTGCCGCTCTCGCAACAGGCGGTCAAGATCCTGCGCCTGATGCTGCCAATATCCGGCAACCTGAAGCATGTATTCCCGAACCGAACCGACCCAATACGGCCGATCGGCATCAACTACGCGGTGAGCTTGATGGACAGCTGTGGTTACACCGGCCGCCAGTCGCCGCACGGGTTCCGGCACCTGTTCTCGACCGAGATGAACAGCCGCGGCTACAACAAGGACTGGATCGAGCGACAGTTGGCCCATGCCGACAGTAGCTCAATCCGGGATGTGTACAACCACGCCACCTATATAGAGCAGAGGCGCGGGATGATGCAGGAGTGGGCGGACATGGTATTGCCTTCGACCTGAGGCCCTGCCTACCTATTGCCCTTGCGCAGGATCTCATGCACGTAGTGATCCGGATCAGGCTCGGTGAACTTGAACAGGCCACACGCATACATCTCCTCGTGCTCGCTCAAGCCGAACCACCTGGCCTCGTCGGCCATCTCCAGCATGTCGGATAGCTGCAGGTCGTCCACCTCACGACGGCGCCGGCACTCGAAAGCCATGCGAACGAGCTTGGCGGCGTGCGCTTCAGGATCGGTGGCCAGGTCGAACTGGTTGTCGAGCGCGGCGACCCACTCGCGCTGGAGCTGGCTCATCATTCGACCCGGCACCACCAGGACTGCGCGTACAGCACGCCGTCGACCTCCTCCACCCTGTTGATGTTGATGCCGAACTGGGCCATTCCGTTGACCTTGACCTCATGCCGGCGCTGGAAGACGCGAGGCCCCGGCGTTGGCTTGAAAACCCCGGCCTACGTGGCTACGCGCTTGAGTAGCTGGCTGTGATGATCTCCTATGTGGATGTCAGCCCTCAGGGGCTTTACCTTCCTGATTTGATGGGTTGGAAACGCCATTCACGCGGCGGCGAATGAGCAGGAAGTACTCAGGGCACCGACACTGTACATAAAACATTATCCAATAACGATACGGCACCGTAAGAAATTTTCTTTAGAAACTCAGATTGCTCGGGAGCTAAGACTAAAAAATTAACCTCTCTAGCCCTACTTGAGTTTAGAGATGATTTTCTCGTTTTCACCATACGATTTCACTGAAAAGCATTTCAGGTGCTCAGTCTTGTAAATTAAAGAGTCATCTAAATGACTGAATAGCGAATACCTGTCAACGAAGAATGAGAGCCTCTCACCACCAGGGGTCAAGCAATAGTAAAAAATCAACTTCAATTCATAAGCAGAAAGAAGAGCCCTAACAATAAATGCAAAATCATTCTCCTTGGGATGTTTCGAATCTTTTATAACGGAAAACAACAACATAAGACTGTTAAAATACAAATCCCAATCTGATCCGTGCTCTGGCGCCACCTCACAGTAAGCAAAAACATGGGCTTTTGATTTCTTTTCAGGAATTTTATCATAATTCCAAAACCTGAACCTCAGAAATTGATCCCACCTTTTAAAGCAATCCCTTCCCTGAGAAATAACAACCTTTGAATCAGGATCTTGAATATCAAAATTCTTCACAATTTCTTGCTGATAATTCAACAAGCTATAGAATTGTGATTCGAACGCCTGATCAATTAATTGCTGTTTGGTAGAGGCAATATCTTTACGCTGAAACAACAACGTCAATAGAACACCTGAGAAAGCAAGACCAGAGAAGAGAGCATTTAGCGTCCCGAAGCTATCGCCAAATTCTCCGCGACGAGCCCAATCAGGAACATCAACAATGCTAATATTCCAGAGCAAGAAAACCAAATAAACCACATAAACAATCACAACAAAAGAAACAACAGCCAGCACCCGCCACTCCATCGGCCTGCTACTTATAAACTTTCGAAAATATAATAGGAAAGCACATATTGACAAAATAAAAGCCAAAACAAAAGTTAAATACACCCAGCCGGAGAAATCCGACAAAGCATAATCTGAAAACTCATTCTGACAAGCCTCACCCAGAACACTTTTAAAAGTAATATTGCCCAATTTAAGATCGAACCAGCTCACATAACCTCCATAGGTAAACAGTAGCATTCTATCCATGATTTTGAAGGCTACTAAATTAGCACATTCTATTGTTAATCAGCCTCTATTGAAACAGTCCCGTACTCTCTCGCACTGCTGGCCGGCAATCCTGGCTTGGTCATAAGCTTTCGCTATGTCTCGATTCGTTGCACAGACCGACTGATCAGGTCGGAGAGCACCATTGCCGCCGCGCAGGTGGCTGTCGCGCCTATGGCGACAGCCGCGGTATCCGTGCCGGGACAACTGACGGCGTCGGTAACCTGGGGGGCGTCACTGCGCAGCCGCTGGCCAGCAGCACCGACGTCAGCAGCACCAATTTTTCTTTCTTCATGCCCTATTTCCCTCGCCTCTTGCTGCGCATCTGCGTTCCAGTGTTCATCTTGCCGAGCTGACCGTAGCCGACCACATTGGCCAGGCAGTCGCCACTGTCCCGCTTAGCAGAATGCTCGCCGGCCTGGGACTGGGCTCAACCCAACGAGCCGCATCCAATGCGGAGAATAATGGAGCTTACTCTCGACCAATGAACAAAGGTATGATAGGCGCCGCCTAGACTTCAATGCAGCCTTAGCGCAACTACGAATGGATTGGCATACGAAAATATGCCCATAAGGAGAACAGAAGGTGTTTGACATTCAAATTGAACAAATTATTTCAGCGCGGAAAAAAAATCTGGATGCCAGTGAATATTTTGTTCAAATTAAACGAGCCAACCGAAAAGCCGAAGCATTGGAAGCTACAAAAACGATATTAGACTTTGACCCAAGCTGGACAACAGCCCAGTACCAATATGCAATGTCTCTAATTCGGGCTGGAAACCACAAAGAGGCTTTGCCATACTTCCTGAGCTGCACTAAAACCCATGTCGAGTGGATGTCAGCGCTGTACCACCTTGGAATTTGCCAACTAAAACTTGGCAATGAAGAGGAAGCCATCCGATCTCTAAAGAGGGTTCTCCACATAGATTACAAGGACGACCCAGAGGAATACTGCAAAAGCTTTGAAACACTAGGCGACCTATTTTTTTCGATCGCTAGAAAATCCCCAGACAAGAATTTTCGAGACAAGATAATTAATGAGCTGAACAAGATATGCGATATGGATATAGAAAAAAACGGTGAGCAACCATGGAACCTTCTGTATCTAGGCGCAGTTAACTTCTACCGCCATAAAACAACCGAAGCCCTAGCGATATTCGAAAAAGCCTCAACTAAAGCAGATCGAGAAAACCTTAATAAGCCTTTCTTCTTCAAGTCTGCGTACGGCTGCTATTCGACGAAGTCATTCCGCACCCTTAATGCAATGATTTCGGCGCCAGATATAAAGACGCTACCGGAAATTGAGCTCGCACCGAAAAAAACGTCCGAATTAGTTGCATTTGTCAGCTGCGACCCCGAATATTTCAATCGTTTTTCTGAATGTTTCCTTTCGACCATAAAGGAAACCAATAGTGAAGTTACTGTGCACTTCCATGTAATAGGCCAAGCAGAAAGCATAGCAAAACAGCGAGGCGCTAACCTGGACTTAATTCGAACAAACAAGAAAATTGATATACAGTATTCCTTCGAACGAAAGCCTGACCATAACAACACCACATATTATGCTCTTAGTCGCTTCATCAACGCCCACAGAATAATACAACACTACAACTCGCCGATAGTTATTTGCGATATTGACTCAGCAGTCATCGGCGACCTTAAGTTAGTAAAATCGTTTGTAGGCCAAAACGACGTCGGCGTGGACGCTAATTATGATCAGAATGCGTTCAGAAAATACCCATGGAACTCGATAAGTGGCGGGTATCTATACATAAACAACACCAATCGCGGCATCGAATACGCAAAAACCCTCTCCAAACTTATGATGGAGATTTTCGACCCTTCTAGCCCCAAAACCTGGTGGCTAGACCAAAGCGTGCTTTATAGCACTACCTTCTATATGAAAAATCACACCTTTAACTTCAAGGCCGTCAGCCTTATTGAAAAAGGGGCCCCAAGATCGCTCATCTTTTCAACATCCGGAAAAACCAAAGATGACTTTGTGGCCATTATAAAATCACAAATAGCCTCGGGCGAATTCGCCAAAAAATATGCCTGACCATGTGCCAAGTTAATTATTTGGCAACAATCGGGTTATAGACCTCGGAAGGTCTTAGCTCCCCCTTGAAACATGCTCTATACAGCTTCGCAGGCAGCGCCCACTATCCGAATTCGTTCAAGCGCTCCTGCGAGGCAGCCCACCACTCGGTTCGCCTCTTCAAGCAATCCCCCGAGCACCACGGCGGCAGAGGTCCCTGCCTGGCGCTGCTGGACAGGGTCGACGCCGTGGTTGAAAATTTGATGGATCGGCATAGATTCGACTGTTGCCGCCAGCGCGACTTCGCTACGCCTTACCATCGAATTTGCCAGAGGTCAGACAAATTCCAATGGAGTCCAAAGGGCACCTTTGCCAAGAGCTGTGTCGCAAGCGGCCCAGAACTCAATCAATGCTTTACGAGCTTCTTCCTGGGTGCTATACGGCCCTTTGGGTCGCGTTACTCCTGTGATTGTTGCCTCGACCTGGCATGTGAACGTACCAGTATCAATGTTCTTCAGCACACGACCAGCGGTAATTTCGTCGCTGTTGGTGAATCCATCAGCGCGAAGCTCCAAAACTACTTCCACTATGCTAACCATTACAGCCTCTCCATGTTTAGTAAGGCGCGCAATCTAACACATCTGACAACCACGATCAGCTTGGTGGCGTCAGCGCGCCATACTCACCCTCACAATGATATCCGGCTATTCGGGCTTGGTCATATGCTGCCGCCAGCTCTCGATTCGTATCAACAGACCTGTTGAGCAGTTCGGAGAGCACCATGGCGGCGCGGGTGGCTGCCTGGCCTCGGGCGAGAGCGGCGCTATCCGCGCCGGGGCAACTGACGTCGGAGGCGAGCTTTCTCGCTTCGTCGCGCAACCGCTGACCAGCAGAATTGGCCCCAGCAGCGCCAGCATGAGCAGATCTTTGTTCTTCCTTTGCATGAGCTCTTGACTCTTCCTGCGCGCAGCGCGTCTTTGTTCCTCACGGCGGGCTGACCGCTCGCTGATCAGTTCGGCCAAACGATCGCCACTATCTCGCAAAGCTGACAACTTAACCGCTTGAGCTAGCTCCAATGATCGACCGTGTTCGTATGCCAACCAATGGCTCGCCAGCAGTACCATTCCTACCGAAGCAACTGCCAGGGGGCTCATGACGAAAGGGCCCGCCGGACACCCTCGTCTATCACTTTAGCGTCGTACGGATTGCTTCCGTTCTCATGGACGATGATGCCCACAACAGCCTCGCGCAGGACTTTCTGCTTGGTAATGTCGATGCAGTCACGTATGCCCACGCCGAGCCGTTTGGCGATGGCTTGGGCGTAGGACTGGGTGTCGTTCTCGTTGGACGGTGCCCAGCGGCTTATAAACTCCAGTGGCGTATCAATGCCGGGACGACCAACGCCGGGCATACCGTCCTTTCCTCTGTAGTTGAGCAGCAGCTTACCCAATGCGCGGATTCCGTTTTCGGCTTGGTCGAAGCGAGCGAAGCGCGGTTTGGCGGCATCTACCTCCAATCCCAGCTGGCCCTGCCAGCGATTACGTGGGTTAAATTCAATGTTTCCAGGGTTATTGTTGCGAATTCCTCGGGAAGGAATCATAAATTTTCTCCAAAAAAGGCCACATGGCAGGCAGAAATGTGTGGGGGCTATCGTTTTTCACGCAGCAACCAGGTAAGCCATCCCAAAGGCTGGCAATCGGAACGGCCTATGAGGCAAAATGCGGGCAGCTATGACCGCCTTAAGATGTCGATCTCAATTAGTCACTTGCAAGGAAAACAGGATGCTATATGTAAGTCTGGGAGCATGGTGCCAAGTGGCTCAACAGCTCAAAAATCATGCAAAAGAAAGCTTTGTCTCTAGCGCATTTGACTGGACCGTTTCCTCTCTGAAGTCAGTTCCTCGCATTATTGACACCGATGGAGATAATTTTTGCGAAGGTTTGACTCTGAGCAAGCCTTCCAACTCTTTGACATGCGATACGTACGGAATTCTGTATCACCACGAATTCAAAAGAGACGAAAATAATGAGTCATTTTGGACTGACGAAGTTCGTGATGACGCAAAGAGCAAGCTAACGCACAAGCATAAGTCCATGTCTGCTCGCATTAGATCAACTGATCAATGCGTAACCTTTGTCCGTTTTGGCGGACATGCGGAACCGCTCGTTGCATGGCCATATTCAAAAGATCACGCTGAGGTGGCCGCGGATGAACTTAACGCTGTAGCTGCAAGCATAGAGAAACAGTTTCCAGACCTTGCTTTTCGCATTCTATTCGTTACCTGTCCTACAGCCCATTTTTTCAAAGTTGACGAGAACAAGCTAGACCCTCGTATCTGGAATGTCGAAATGCGTCATCGCCATGGTATTGACTGGTCTGGCTCCAGCGATGATTGGGCTGAAGTGATCGCGAGGATACCTAAGACGTTTGAAAAATTGTCCGCCGACAGCCCTCGCAAAGAATCCCCTTTTACGGACATTGAAGATCATTTCGACATGCTAGACATTTTCACCAAGGCACAGATCGAAGCCGTTAACAGGATTGTAGAAAAGAAAGTTCAAGCCACTTTAAAAGAAAACGGATAAGCGCCACCAAAAACTGAAGTCATTGCTCAATTAAAGCGGGCGCCTAAGCTGGCGCCCATTACCAAACTATACGCTAACGCCCAATCTTGACATTCGCTTCCTCATGGAAGCAGCGACAAGCGCTACTTCTTCATCATTTAAATAAACAGAAAAAATTGCAACATGACTAATATCCGACTCACCTGTGAAGGTAGTGGCATATGTCCCTCCGATTCTCAGTGGTACGGACGCAAGTAATCTGCTCGTAGCCAGCGGCTGGTTGCCTTTTACGTTAGTAGTTAAATTCCAGGCCTGCGTCCCCCCAGCGACACTTGTCCTTAAGCATCGAATTCCCCAATTAGCGGCCACGTCTGCTATTTGCGCAGACGCACTCGTCGAGCCATCGCCAGCAGAATTTAGGCGATTAGCTTGCCCGGTTAGTGTCGAATCAGTGATGTGGTAGAGCTCTACGCCGCCCGATAGCCCATTAGACGCACCTCCGTAGTTACCAACATAAGGCACAGCCGTAGAGGTTCCGGTACCACCAAGTGGACCGGACGCCTTGCCAACGACAATAATTGTGAGATCCGGAGTTTCTGCGATTGCTGTCTCAAGGTAGTTTGACCCACCTTTGAAACGAGCATGAGTGCTGAAAACGACAGGCGCGCCAATCACCTTGGCATTTGATTTTCCTAAGGCTCGATTGAACCCGACCCTCTCAATGGCAGTGTCGAAACAGAACCAACCTTCGAGTCCGCGCGAGACAGGTGGAATAACCTTGGTGTACCAGGGTGCCAAGGCACCTGGAGAAACAAGTTTGATACCCATACAAATTCCTTAAATTAATCCTAGGTAGGAGGCAGTGATGTAAGGAGCGATACTGCTAAAAAGTCTCTGCCGGTTAGCTTGACCGGGATGTGTGGCGTCGGAAATCTGAACTACGGAAAAACCAGTTACTTGGTCAATTGTCCCTGCGGTCGTCTGATACCCGACCTCAGGATCGGAAAAAGCCCAAGAAGGAACGACTATTGTGTTGGGATTGCCAATGCCCTTATGCAGAGCCATCACCGCCCGAATGAGTGGGATGTACTTATTCGTCCAGTCGGAATTTCTTGCTGTGTGGTATGGTAATCCAGGAAGAAAGCGAATGATCTTTGCACTTGGCCATGCGGCTCTCATGCGCAAAAACATCAAACCTTCGTTGTCGTTAACGTAACTCTGGATCGCACTGACTCCGGACAACTTGCCAAAATCGTTCATGCCGAGACCATAAACAATCACGTCGGGCGTCTGCAGATTGAATCTCGATTGGTAAAACGCGAAGTCCAAGACATACCCATTTCGCACGATTGACGGATCATCGTTGGAGGTTGCAGGTCGAATGAATGGGTTCCGGTTCCGACGCTCGATCTTCGAGAGGGCCAGATACTCAGACTCACTACCTACAGGAACAGGGATAGTGATCTCAGTTATTGTTGCGTACGTGAAGTTGGCTGTTTCATACGCCTCTCTTGCCTCGCCGAGCGGCCCCGTTTCGTTGTAGGCCTGATTTTCTACACCAGAACCTCCAATGGTGCCTATCCAGTTTGAGTCCCGCCCATTTTTTTGAATGGCAGCCTTCATTATCTGAGCGCCTTGGCGATTGCTGATGCTGTCACCAATCAGAAGCACTTTCGGTGAAATGCCTACATCAGATGCCACTGGCAGGTCAACCATCTGCAAGTCAAGCAGATGTTGATAGACGCCGTTCAATGGGTCTCGCAGTTTCAGCCTTGCAGATGATCCATAGTCCGAGCACTGAACAATAAGATCCGAGCTCGATGTCATCGAAGCTGGTGTGGTAGTGCTCCATATTGAAGCTACTACTCCGCTTGCGAGATCCCGGTTCGATATCAAGCTAGGCACGTTGATATGCACTGGAACGCCAGCAGAGGTCACTAGTTTAGGTGAAAAGTAAGCGCCATCAGCAAGCGGTGAGCCGGGCGTTGATTGAGATACAGGTGCCTCGCCTGGATCCGAGAGGTCCTTGAGAATATTGTCTTCTGAATCGACAACATAGAATCCTGGGAGTGAGGTTGTGCCAATAGACAGAGGCCCCAAAGACAGATAATCCTCACCCGCGTGAATGACCGCACCACCCTCAGTATCGTAAATGCCCGACTCGATAGCATGTGTAATTGCATCAACAGACGGTGTGCGGGTTCGCTGTGGAGTAATAACCAGGAACTCTCCGCCCTCCTCATCAGCCAGAGCCAGCGCGGCCTCTTCAGAAGCTACGAGCAAGGGTGATTGGCCCTGCATGAGATCAGTGACCTGATCTATAGCGGTCTTATTGGGGTAGGTATCAAGAAATACTGCCTCTCCACCGGAATTACGGTAGGCATTGACGTACTCGTCCTGGGCGCTAGACAACACGCTGAAGTTCGTGCCGTCTACAGTGCCTTCCAAGCCAAGCGCGACGGAGGTATAGGGCATCGCGCCGCCCAGCAGAGTTGCCAGGTTGGCCATTACCATAGCGTTGGTCGGCCTCCATACTCCAGGCGACACTTCCATCATCTTCACTTCTGGGGACAGCAGTAGCTCGTTCGTCGTCCCGACAATCCGGTCCAGCTCCTGAATGGTCTGTTGGCCGCTCATCAAATCTTCCTCAATAAAAAGCCCGCACTAGGCGGGCTTGGTAACTGCTTCGGCGTCATGCCGGCGGGAACTGGTCGTCGTAGGTGTAAACGCGGGCGTCGTAGGGCATGGCCCTCATGGCGCTATTGCCGTTGGCTGGATCGGACAGCGTGATCAGAGCCGGGTACGCCCAGCGTGCCGCAGGGCCGAACAGAATGTGCGGCGGCTCCAATGGACCATCCACCTCGGGCGTGAAGTCGAGAGCATCGACCCTGGCGGTGTACTCATCCACTTGCGTTGCGGTCCATGGGCCGGACAGATTTCCGTCCAGTTTTCGAACACCGATTAGGTGCTCGCCACCCGCGCTGAAATCTAGCGGCTCGGACGACGTCAGCAGCGTTCCCGACCCTGTAACCTTAAAGGCCAGCAGGATCGAGCTCTGGCAACGCCTGTCATCTCCAACGGCTGCGAAGCTCAAGTAGCCGCTGTTGCTGCCATCCATCTCGGTTTCCCAGGTGTAGATGTCGGTCCGGAACTTCTGGTGGCCACGCCGGCGCATGCCGAACCTCCAAGCCCTGGTCTCGTCGCTGAACCCGGGCATCTTGATCTTCTCGACCTTGGTGCCCAGATCGCCCGGCCACCGACATTCAACCGTCTCCCAGGCCCAGGTGGTGCGTGAGAATAACTCCACATCCACACCGTCGAAGTCGTTGATCGATGGCATGGCTCCGCTGATCTTCAGCATCTTGGTCATGTTCTGCGGCGAGTAGGTCTGCGTTTTCGGGCCGTAGGTCACGTCGAACGCGGCACGGGCGCTGTCCCGAACCGGGCGCAACAGGCCCCGGAAGGTCACCAGTTCGCCGAATCCGCACGCCAGGGCGTTGTTCACCATGTCCTTGACAGTGATGGTGGAATCCAGCGTCTCGTCGTAGGTGTCGCCCCGGGCAACGCAGGTGTTGTGGAAGGCCTGCCACTCTGGAAGATCCAGGTCATCATCCGTGTACCCGCGCTGCTTCAGCTGGTAGATGCACCAGGGCACGATGTCGCGGCTTGGCCCGGTACCGCCCTCCATCAACGGCAGGATACGTGTTGCCTCGACGCTGACCTGGCTCTCCGACTGCGCAGACAGCCGGTCACCGCCACGGATGTTGCAGGTCATCACCGTCAGTCCCGGGTAGCTGGTGGGCGAGTTCTGCATGCGCCCGCGCAGGTCCGTCCATGTGGCGTCATCCCTCGCCTCATCGTTGATACGGCCAGGGCGGTCCACGTACTGCTTACGGATACGTGCCTCGGCCCGCATCGCATACGGCAGCGACACGCGCTCGGTGAAGCCTTGGGCGTCAAGCGACCCGCCAACGTTCATCTTCTCGATGACCGTCCAGGCGCCAGCCACGTCCATGTCGCGGTATTCAAAGACGTAGTAGGTCGGAATCTCGTAGATCTGCCCCTCCCGACCGATACCGGCCAGGCCGTTGGCATAGGTGACCGTCCATTCCAGCTCGGTGACCTTCTCGTTGTCCGGGCAGCAGGCGAATGGCCCACGGTACCCGCCCTGCAGGTTCGAGGCGTCCAGCGTGATCAGACCGTTTACCGTCTGCATGGCGTTGAAGCCAGGCCAGCCTGCGTCAGTCGAGCCGGACGAGGTCAGGCGCTCAACCTCGAGCAAGCTCGTGCTGAAGGCCGTGATCCGGTACCGAAGACCACGGGGCCCTATGGTTGCGAGGCCCTGGCCCAGAGCCAGGCCCACCACAGGCGATCCGCCATCGTAGTCCAGCGTCATTTCCGCTGGCTGCTCGGGAATGGCGCTGGTCGTGGCCGTGCCAGTCACCCCGACCGGAGAGGATCCCAGGATCGTAGATGCGTCGGTCGCCGTGATGGCCTGCCCAGCGAACGGGGTCAGCTCAACGAAGCGCAGGAGCCCGCTGCTCTGCTGCGCCTGAAATGGCGTGCCGCTGAGCAGGGTATTCAGGGCAGATACAAGGCCGGTGAGGTCGGTCGTTGCCGTGTTGAGCGTGATCGGGTAGGTGGATGCACCACGGACCAGGCTAAAGCTCAGCGGGGTGACGTCGAAATCATAACGGGTTGGCGCAGCTGAGCCGGTGAGCGTGGACGCGGTGCCCGGGTTGGCCGGCACTGCTGGGCTGTATGGGGTGTAGCTGTGCACCACGTACAGGCCCGCATTTGCACCGGCCACCTCGATTAGCATGCCTGCCGTTGGGTTCAGCATTTCCAGCGGACCACGCACGATGTCGCGCCCCGCACCGCCATCGATCACCGTGTAGGTGTACGGAGCAAGCACACGGACGATGATCCCATTCGACCAGTCGGCCGGGAACTGGCCAGAGCCGGCCGGCACGCTGATCGTATCACCCACGAACTGGTACGCCGAAGCCGTGGCCGACCTGGTGAGGTCGGTGGCCACGGTCAGTTCCAGGCCGGCCGATCCGCTGGAGCTTGCCCCTACCTCTGGAACGTTGAACCAGTTGATATGGGCAGGATCCGCGGAGAGGTCAGCGCCCGGCGGGTAAATGGTGAACGTCGCGTCTGCGCCCAGGGAGATCAGCGGGGTTTCGCCCACCTTCACCTTGGCCAGCGGCACGTCGTACTCGCCTTCGCCGATGTACAGCAGCATTTCCACGCGCTGGTCACGCGGTGCTACGTGCGCCCGGCGCGGCTGGGTCAGGTAGGACGGATAGACCCGCTGGTGCCCGGCGATCTGGCGCACTGGCTCGCCCAGCTTGACCTTGTTGCCCTTGGCGCTGGCCTCGGTCAACGGGTCGCCCTGCTGAGTGCCGGCGCTGGATGGCATGCCCGGCATCTTGGGCATGATGGACTTCAGCACCGCCTTGGCTCCCTTGAGCAGGGCGAAGGTGATGGAGAACGGGTCGGTACCCTTCGGCTCGCGGTAGACCTGCAGCAGGTCGGACGGCTTGAACTTCACCTTGTGCCACAGGTGCTGCTCGATCACCTCATCGTTCAGCACAGCACTGATTGGCGGGCTATCCCGGCGCTCGTACGACGGGGCCTGGCCTTTCAGCCACTCCTCGATCGTCATGCGGCGGTCGGTCTTCCAGGTGCCGAGCGGCGCCGTGTCACTCAGCTTGTTCGGATAGAACTCGATCATCGGTAGTACACCACTTTCGGGTGGGCGGCCTCGAACTCGCCGGTCGTCCGGAGGCAGGCGCCGCCGGGGTTTGTGTCCAGCACCTTCAGGCGCCCTTCGCTCTCAACCACCACCCCAACATGCAGGCAGAGCGAACCGCGGAACACGGCAGCAATAGCCCCAGGCTCCGGGGCGCATTCCTCCATCCCTTGGCGCAGATCGTGATAAGCGCTTGTGTTGGCCCTGAGCTTGTTCTTGCCCACGGCGCCGAGGCTGGGCAGCAGCGGCAGGCCGAACACCTCATGGCGCACCGCGATGCACAGCCCCCAGCAATCGAAGGCAATAGGCCCCCGTGCACCCTCGCGATACGGGGCGCGCATGAATTTCTCGATCATGGTTAGAGGTACTTCAGGCCAGGTGCCAGGGTGGTGGTCAGCACGGTGCGCAGACCGTTGGTGTTGAGCAGATCGAAGAATCCTGCGGTGAGCTTGGCCACGTCGTCTTCATATTCCCGGCTGAGCAGCGTCATGCGGTACCGCTCCTGCGGGAATGTCAGGTCTTCGGCCAGATAGCGTCGAAACGTGATGATGAAGCGGTCGTCGGCAGC